GTGTAGGGATTTAATGCTACAATCTTCAGAACCTTGGTAGGATCTTTTACAAAGACAGCAGTTTTTGGATATTCCATCTGTACCTTGTAACCCCAGTTACCACCAGAAGATTGGAAACCAGCTTTTCTACCTAAGTAATCACATTTACCATTTTGATACCACCATCTCATATCATTATCCCATTTCTTCTTCAGAAGAATAATGTTATCTGATTTACCTTGGGTAATATCAAATACAATAAAGGAATAAGAAGACAGTCTGTAACCATCAACAATTGGGTTAACCAGATTGGATGCTTCAACTGGATCAAAAGCAGCATTGTAAACAAATTTAACTTTTGCCAGGAATGGAATGGTGTAGGAAGTAAATCCATAACCATAAGTCAGGGAATAAGGATCAGCACCAGTTTTTCTGATAGCTCCAATGTCTGTTGCATTAACAACAAGACCTTCCTGACCCAATGCTTCAGCTTTTAACTGTGGCATTACTAATTTAAATCCACCTTTACCAGTCTGGATAATTACTTCCTGATCTGGATCAGGTCCCATAATATCCAATTTACCTCTGAAGAAGTTTTCCAGAATTGACTGGAACATAGACATTCTAAAGGACTTGATATTATAAGTATGAACATAAGCTCCATTTAACTGATGCCATAAACCAAGGGATTGTCTTAAAGTTTCACCATATTCAGTTTGAACAGCTCCACCTTTACCCCACATCATATCATACTCATTGTCAGCAATCATTTTCTTAATACCAGCAGTTTCAATCTTTGTGGTAAAAGCTTTTGTGATTGCACCTTCCCTTTGAGCAGCAGCAAAACCATCTTTACCAAGTGCTGATTTAATTTCATCAATAGACTGAGCTTTTCTTAAATCATCCCTTTGGAGTTTAACATAGTCAATATTGAAAATTGCATTAACAGCAGCAGCACCAGGAGCTACTAAACCAGCCTTCATCATCTGATCAGCTCTTGAAGATATTGTATACTGGAAACCAGCATTTTCATTACCAACAGTCTGATACAGGAATTGAGCACCAGCTTCAGCCATGATTTCATCATACTGTTGAGCAAACTCATTATAGCTGGAAGTGGCTCTGAACCATTTAGTTTCAGTGGTTAAGAACTTGTTATCAAGATAAGGATACATGTCTGTATTTCTGATCTGAACAGTGTAGATAACAGAGCCATCTCCACCTGGTTCAATTGGATCATCAGTTACATACAATTCAGGGGCATCCATTGGGTCATATGTGATTACTGCACCATGACTAACAAATTTCTTGTTGAATTTGATTTTGAATTTTTCCCCACCAGCACCTTTTGTAGTATTTGATGGTTCAACATCTTCAACAACAAATGGTAAATCCTGACCTTTTGGAAGTTCAAAGGAAAATTCACCTCTTGGATGGTCAACAAGCATTGTGTTTGTGCCATCAAAGTCAGCAAATTTATACAAAGGAGCCTCAGCTTTCTTTGCATTAATGAATAGGTCAATTACCCCCAGACTTGTTGGTGTTGGGTCTCCTCATTGACCAAGAGCATTAAGTAAACTATATGAATCAATATCAGATGTAATTTGCATATTTACATCCTTCATCAAAATAGCATTACTAAATACAGGTTGTTTTGCCATAATCAGCAGTTTTTGTTTTATTGTTATTATCTTCTAAATACGTTGTTTCTTGGAACTGTATTTGTTCCTGGTTTGGAAATCCTTACATTGTTTTGTGAGGATGGTCTTTTGGCAGCTTCAGTTTTCAGGGTTCTTACAACTTTACCAACTGTAGTATTTGAACCAAGTTGTCTTTGTTGTTCCCTATAATCTTCTGGGTCAGAAAGTAACCATAAGGCTTCAGCAAGCAAGCTGTAGTTTGGTTCAGCATATTGGTACTTTTCAAGCAAATGACCAAGTTTATTTGTTGGTCTTCCTGAAACTGTTGTATAAGAGGCTTGCAAGAAATCATTTAATAAAGCCTTTTTCCTGTTTAAATCAACTTTTACACCACCAATATCTTCAATTCCTTCAATTTGAGATTGTACAGTTTCAGTATACTGTCTTGCTGTTTCAAGTTGTTTCTGTCTGGCAGCTTCCTGTTCAGCAAGTTTTTGTTGAACAATTTGTTCATTTAGCTTTTCCAGTTTAGGTTTAAACTGTTCAGCCTTTTTCTGTAACCTGTCTGAATCTTCCCATTCAGTAATCTGATCTTCAATTTCTTCATCTGTACCAAAGTTTCCAGCTTTAAGATATTGGTAAACTATTTCTTTTGGAGAAGCTTCAGGATCAAGTTTTTGTACTTTTTCTGATTGAGCAAGGGCAGAAAACAATTCTTCATCATTTGTTCCACCATCAGCATAATATTTTGCAGCAATCTTTAATTTATCTGGAAGGGAATCATAGAACTCCTGTGTTAAGGATTCCATTCTTTTTTGTTCCCTGTCCTCAAGGTTAGCTTTGTATAATTCCTGTAGATCTTCAGAAGATAAAGAACCAAGATATTCATCAAGGGTTTGTTTTTCTTCATCAAAATCACTAAATGGAACAAATTCACCAGATTCAATAAGAGGTTTTAGAAATAACCCTGAACCTTGAATAGATGCAGGAGTTTCATTTGGATCAGCCCCTCTATCTGGATCCGGATCTGAAAAATCATCAACTGTTTCTAGTGGTTGTTCCTGTTGTGTTCCTTGTGGAACATCCTCAGTTGATCAATCTTCAGTAGGAGTATCTGTTTTATCTAAAACTGTTGGGGTTGTTACTACTGAATTATCAGCATCAACACCTCCAAAGAATTCATCAAAATCTTCAACTGTTTCAGTTGAAATGTTTGTATTAACTTGAGCCATATGTTCTTTTGGTTTTTTGTGGTGGGATTCACCTATAAAATAATATACTATATTTGGTTGACTTAACCAAATTTTTATTTAATTCAAATAAAGTATTTTGTACTATTAAGCAATAGATTACTTGTTTATTTTTGCAACCTTAACTTCATTAGAAGATTTCTGTTTTTCTGTCTGAAGTTTTTCCCTTTGGAGTTGTCTGTTTTGTTGATCAGACATTACTTTATTTTGTTCCTTTTGCCTTTCATGATTCATTTTTTGATTAAACTGATCCTGGTTCTGTTGCATTTTAGCCATGTTATCAAGGAAATCTGATTGTCCATTAGCATTCATATCCTGACCATTTCCATAACCAGATGCTTTAATATAAGCAACTTCTTTTTCAGTTTCAGATTCAAGCATGGCTTTCCTCCAGTCAAGAGCATTCTTTTCAGCTTCTTGCTTATCAAGGGCATCTTGTCTTGCCTTTTCCATTTCCATATCTTGTTGGTGAGCCATCTGCTGCTGTTGCATGATCTTCTGTTCAGCAAGTTTTGTTGCAGCATCAATTTCAGCTATGGATTCTGATTTTAAAATTGAGGATAGATCAAAGAGAGAACCTCCTGTTGTATTGTTTTGTATTGCAAGCTGTTTTAATTGATTGAGTAACTGCTGAGTTTTTACCTGAGTAGTACAAAATACATTAAAAGCCCTTGCTAACCAATCAACACCAGTTAATTGAAAATCAATTTTCTTTGCATCTGAAGTAATATACTGAAGACTTGCTGAGGGCTTTGTTGAATTGTAGTACTGGGCAGCATTGATCATCATTGAATAAACCTTGGGCATAACCCAATCAGAATGGATTGTAAACCATTTTTCAGTCTGTGCAAAAGAATTATTCAGTGCTGCTTCTGTACCTGTTGCAGATTCTGAAGCTGTTACTTCCCCAAGTCTTTGTGGTGATACTCCAATGGATGCATAGGCTTCATCTTTAAAATACTTTGCAATATTTATTCTTCCAAGTAATCTTTGTGTTTGGGACATATCAAGAACAGGGAAATTGTTTTGTTGAACAGCCCCTTCAGTATTCTGCATTGTGGTATCAATAGGCAGAATCTGGAAGTCCTTCATTATTTGATAAGCCTTTTCAAAATTTCCTTTACCCCAGTCTTCTCCAAGGGAATGCTTTGGTAATACATTTGTATCAATTTGTAGAACCATTCCCTGTTCATTGATCATAATATCATTGATCTGATTCATGACCATATTGTAAATAAGTTGATTTGGAGTCATGTTTTTTACAAGAGAACAATCATCAATATATTTATCAGACCCAAGCCATCCTTCAACAGGAAGCTTGCAACCATATACAGAATCATTCCCTTTAAACTGAAACCTTAATCTTCCTGGTTTATTCTGGTTTATACCAACATACATAGCTCCATCATGACCTTCAGAAGCTCTGTTTATACCAATTTTTACAACACCCCAGACTTCATTAATCCAGAGTGGGTCAAGATGTTCCCCATAAACAAGGTTATATTTATCCTTTTCAAGTTGATATCTTGTATCATATAAAGGTTCTGTTGTTGGAATATAGTTTTCAGATACAATATCCTGAATAAGAGATCCATCATCTTTAATTTTTGTTAGATGATAAACCAGTCTTTGGGTTTTAAAATACATTTTTGATACCCTTACTAAATCAGGGGATGTAAAATCAAAGCCTGGATTTGGTACTCCACCAAAATCTTCCCATTCAGCTTTGAAATCCATATAATGCTTATAGTCAGTTGAGGGAAGATTCATGTTTTCCCTCCATGTTTTGGAACCATCATAGTTGGATCCTGGAGCTGCCCCTGTTAAAGTATTAGTACCATAGGTAGCAGTAAGCATGGATTCAAGAGCCTTTTGTTGATCAGCAGACATCTTTCAGCCAAAGCTATCAAGGGCATCAGCTGGAGTCATCATTGTGATATTACAGACCCAGTTACAATCAGATAAATATCTTGTATCCTGTGATTTAGCATATCCAGTTGATATAATATCCCATTCCTTTACCTTATAATCATCCTCATACATATCCAGTTCCCAGAATTCCCTATCATAAGTCAGAAGATTTACAAACTGTCTTTCTTCCAGTTCATCCATATTAAACCTTGCCTGATCCACATTCTTTTGATGGGTACACCATTCTTCTACCTGAGATCTATAAGATTCCTGAAAACTTCTTTCCAGTTCTGGGAGTGACATAATTTTCTGAGGATCAAGTGCTTGTTGCATTTCTTCAGAATTTGGATCATAACCCTGTTGTATAAGTTGTTGTGCAAAGGTTTGTTGTTTTTCCTGTATAAGGATTTGTTCAATTAGTTTTTTCTTTTCAGCAAGTCTTTCATTTATAGACTGATCATCAACAGCCCTAAACATTAGTTTTGAACTTTTCTTTCCAAATTCCCCCCTTAATAAGTTGATTACAGATGGGACAATAGGGAAGAATAGTAAATCATATATAGAATCTTTTGCATCCCCTGTTACATTGAATATATCTGAATATTCATTATCTGGAGATTGAATATAGTCAGACTTTTCAATAACCCCATTAGCCATCCTTAGGTTCCTCATATATTTAGGAGCCCTTCTTTTAATCTGGGACATTGTCTGCTGCTCAATATAGTCAGCATTCCATTTTACTCAGTCTTCATCCTTTTCAGCATAAGTGGTAAAATGAGTTGGTTTTACTCCTTGTTTTATAGAAGATGATTTTTTATTTGGAATGGCTCCAGCCTTGAGCTGTAAAGCATTGAGAATCTGCATAGTAGTTATTTGATTGTTCTAAAAGCACTTCTTCTTACTGTTGAAGATCTTCCAATAGAAGAGTAGGGCCCTTTATTTAATTTAGTGTTTTTTGGTGACTTTTCCAAATTTGATTCTGTAACCCTTTTCTTTATTAGACCCCTGTTTGCTTTATGGATTTCAATGAAACAAATTAGTGAACATAGGGATATTATTCTGTCAACATTGAGCCCTTTATAGTATTCACTCATTTCAACCATACACATGTAAGAAGGAATTCTTTCAATACCATAAATTGGTACTTCTTCACCAGAATCAGTTTTTCTATATCCAATAACTTCCTTGCAAAAGGCAATAGCATAAGGAAGCATAGACCTTGTGAATATTGTCCCAACATTCTTCCAACCATATGGGTGGTTTGGGGTTTGTTTTACAGACATTTCTTTATTGAATATTAGTTTATCTGATTCAATAATGTAATGAAGCTTCTTTTTAAGAGTCATATAAGTAATGAACAATGAAATATTAGCTTCAATAATAGTCTGAGCATTATATCATTCAATGATATATTCAAGCTTTTTATGAGTATCATTTATGTCATCAAACCTACCACACCACTCAGCAACCATTTTTCCACCTTCAACAAAGGTTTCATATTCCCCTTCATCATTAAGTCTTGTTATTTCAATATCATTTTTGTAAACAATTATAGAACATAATGATTCTGAAGTGGTTGTGCTTCCTTCTGCAACCGGATCTATTGAAGCATAGTAAGTTCCCCATTGAGGTTTTTCTTTTGGTGGTCTTTCATATACAACAAGGCAACCTTCTTTATTTTCAGCTTTCTTTGGAACTGGGAATTCTTTTATTGGTTCCCTTTTATCAGGAAGAACATCAAATCCACCTGATGCATTCTTTTCAAGTTTAATATGTTCTGAAGGATACCAGTTATCCTCTATCCTTTGTTTTTGGGCAGCAACCAAAGCTCTTGGGAATACTGATTCATTTCTTGTTGCAAAGGCTTCAGTAACAGATATAGGCTTCTGGGACACCCTTAATTGATATTTTGCAGGATCCAGATCCTTTTCCCATTCTTTTCTTTCCTTAAGAATAGCTTCAAGAGCACCTTCAACATCAGAGTTCCCATATTTATCAATATATGGTTCCATTGACCACTGTTCTGGTACAAAGAATCCACAAACTTTTCTTCTGCCTTCATTATCAAAAAATCTTGTTTCAATACCAAAGAATCCATTTTCCTCTGGATGAAGCATATAATCCTTAAGGGGTTCACATTGGGAAAGATCCCCAACAGATCCATACCCTATAAACTGACCAGTAAATAACTGTCCATCAGATAAGGCTGGTCTTACATATTCATAAGATTCCCCTAGTTTTGGGCCTATACCTGCTTCCTCATGGATAACAAATAAGGAAGGTCCACCAACACCTTTTGTTGCAGACTGTTGGGTTGATATACCCATTAATCTACCATTAAGACCTCTGTAGGATGTTTTATTTCCTTCTGTAACTTCAATTCTTTGTTGCCAGGATAATACTTTAACAGGATTGAAAGATCTTGTTCAGGCAGTGTGCTCATTAAGAAAATCCCTATATCCTTCAAGAAAAGCCCAGTCCCCCTTTAGATTAATAAAATCTTCAGATGATGCAAGTAGCTTCAGGGTAATGCCTTCCTCAAACCATAAATGATTTATAAGTTTGGCCATGTGGAAATAAGAAGCTGCCCACTGCCTTTTCTTAAGAGTGATTACATGTTTTTTCTTATAAAAAGCAACGGTTTCAACAAGGGCCTGGTGATACTGGGAATCATAGATCTTTGGGAAGTCTGTTTTACTTTTCTGTTTTTGGAAGATAGGAAGAAAGTTGAGCCACATATAATAATCCCTTGTAAGATACCAGGATTTTCCCTTATTATTTACAATAAGCCCATTCCTACATTTATCCTTTTGGTCATCCCAGTAATGAATCCAATCCCTTGATAAATAAGGAAGATCAGTATATATGCCATCCTTTATATATTTCTTTGCTTCATAGTTAAAGATTCCAGAGGATTCATCAAAATCATATTCCCCAGGTTCTTTAAACACTGAAAGGAGGTACTCTAAAAAGTCCTCCTTTGTTGCAAAATCTGTATGTGTTCATTCTTTTTCTTCAAAGTTGAAAGTGGGAATTCTTAATGATTCCTCCTCTTCCTGTACCTGAAGAAGTGTTTCATCAATCATTGGTTACATTTGATCATAGCCAAGGTCTTTACCACCTCTGACTTTTAATTCCTTATTTTCATCTTCAACAGCTTTTTCCAGTAGCTTAAAATCAGACTGGATTTTTCCAAGTCTGGTTAAGATCATTGAATACTGGGCAAGGTCACCATCCCTACCAGCAGTAGGAGTGTTTTCAGCAAGATAAGCTCCCAGTTTATCCATACCTATCTTTGCATTAATAAGTAATCTTTTTGAGGGTGTTTCATACATTTTCTGAAGCTTTTCAGCAGCATCTATGATAACCTGGTCTTCAGTGGTATATTCACCTGGATAGTCTCCAATGATGAGTTCTTCTTTGTCTTCTTCTGGAAAGTTGGCATAAGGAGAAAAAGGATCATACATGTAGTACAAAAAGCTGAGTGCAGGGATGGGGTCTTCATATTCCTGCATGACTGCCCTGAGTTCAGGGAGGGTTCAACA